AAGATGATTGATTTGAGTTGTCGCTATCGTGCATTGCGATTTTACCTTCAAATGAACTTCCATTGTAATTTTTTGATGTCGCATATAAGTTTTTGACACCTATAGCAGGATAAGAAAAATATAAAGGTAGATACTTTTGTACAATATCTGAAACATTCGTTTCGGATTTTGTACCTGTGGAATTTTCTATTTTAATGCCAAGGCTAACCTTTAAATCATTCTTTTTATTATCTTCTCCATAGTTGTCTAAATGTGGTGTTAGACAATAGTACAATCCTTTTTTTACGTTTACATCAAATTCTTGATACAAATCGTTAGGGAAATCATCTTGTCCTTCACTATAATCATGCCTAATATAATTAGTCGGTACAAAAAAATCAATATTCTCAGACCAATCTCCGATACCATGTCCCATACTGGCATTTATACCGTCGTGCTTTTTATCGAGTCCTAAAATAGGAGGACACATTATATTCATATCAACAAGCTCTGGCAACACCTTTTTTATGTCAAATATGTTCAATCTTGAGTTATAACTATTTGTTCCTCCTACAAAAATATCTGAATTTGAATATAAATTATCCTCAAATTTTTCTTGCTGCTCCAACATTTTCAGTTTCCAAAAATCTTTCTCATCTAACAAGTCTATGTATTGTCCTCTTTTCAGTGCAATAAGTTCATCAACACTATATGATTTGACAAGATAGTAGTCTGTTATTTTATCAGCATTCTCGAATTGTCTTGTTTTGATAAATGTTGGATAATAATCAGTTTCACTAAATTTTGCTACTGCACGATTTGTATTGATAGTGTATATTTGTGGCGACAAATAAAAGTCTATCCCAGACACGATGTTCCCCATTTTTTTTAACTCATTTATAGCATTTGTTGATTGCTCTGTAAGAGTAAAACAAATTTTGTATTGAGAAAAAAATATCGCCGTATCATCTGTTTTTGTGGCTGGAACTTTGATCTTATCAGGAGGAAGATACATAGGAGATTCTGTAGTTACCTCGCCTGTTATTTCCGAACACCCATTTAGGGCCACACAATCTTCAAGTGGGTACAACAAAATAGGAGGTGATACTTGTATGTGTGAACCATCATATAGCCTTATTGCGTATCTTACAATAGAAGGGAATATCAGTCTGCCTAAATTTTTTGCTTTTTCTACTATTTCATTAAAAACAGAAAATACATCATCTGAAGCCTTATCTACTCCGACAACGACTGGCTCAAAATATTCTGAAGCGAGGTTTGAAACAGTTATAAAAGAATGTCCTTCTGAATTTAATTTTGCTAATCGTCTGAATATAGTGTATTTGCTATCTTTGTATTGTTCTGTAACATCGTTTCTCGCTGCTGCAAAATATATGTTTACAAAAGTTGGAAGTCTATCAAAAATCATATATTTGCCATCTTTGAAATAAGCATATTTTATTTTTCCAGCTAAAGTAAACACAATTATGTTGCCAATCGCACAAAAGTTGTCAACATCATGTGGCGTATTATAGCCTGTATTGTTTTCTATTTCTATTCGTATACCATCTTCTGTTATTGCTCCTAATGAATAATTATCATCATCATCATACTTTGTACCTATATATATACTACTTTCATTTCCACTTGGTTCATGAACAAATAGAGGTATAAAATTATTATTTTTAAATTCAACCTCACTTGGCACTCTCACGGCCTTATACCCATCATTTCTAAACTCTGCATTCACAGCAAGTTTCATTTCGCCATCACTGCATTGATAATCAGATGGTTGCGAGGTCATACCCTTATATTCTATTCTCTGTTCCATATTAGTTCTTCTTTTTATTGTATTGTAAAGCCATGTTCTGTAATTTTTCAGTGAGCGATGCTGACACACTTGCAGTTGCAGCCACATCAACCTTTTGGCTTTGTTGCTTGGGTACTACATATTGTGAGAGCTTTTCCATCACCGTAATGCGGTCCTTTGGTTCAAGTTGCTCAACATCTTGTGCAAAAAGTCCTTTTTCAAAATAGTCGCTCACACCGCTCGAAATACACTCGTATATAATTTGCTTGTAGGGTTTAGGCTTGTTGGGCGTACCTTTCACCCTACCTCCTGTCTTATATCCTCTTGCCATATCATTCTTTTTTTAAAAAGGTCGCAAAGGTCGTGTAAGCACACCTGTGCGCATGTTCACTTTTCGTTTTGCTTCGTCAAGCAATGTTTGTGCTTTAATTGCCCACTTTTCAGCAGCGTCCTTGTTGGTTATTGATAGCCAGTCGGCCAAAGCTGATGCCACAAAGTATTCATGAATAAGTTGCTCTAACAACTTGGCAGTAGTGTTTGAAAACTTTTGCGAAACATTCAATTCAATAACGTAAGTGTCGGATTCTTTAAACAAATCGTCTAACTGCATGTCATCTTCACACGGCTCTTTTGTGAAACGATACAATTCTTCAACGCAAATGGCATGCGCAAGGTCAAGCACACGTGTCACGCGATCAACATTGCCGTCTTCAGTAATGTCAAAAACTTGGTGCTTTGTGTGCGCATCATCGGTCGGCATAACATCACCTTCAACATAACTCACATTTGCTATGTCGTAAAGTAGGGCTTCGCGGTCAAACAACAAAGTTACTTTGTGCTTAGCGTAAGAACTATTTGCGCTGCACTGGCAATTTGCAAGTTTTTCAATGCAGTCGGCAGGGCCTATCACATAGCCATAAGGCCCATAAATCATCTTTGTTTTATTCATATCGCAATTCGTTTTGTTGGGGTGGGGTTTGTTCGGGTGTATGAACACGTGTGGGCCGTATGCGTTTGTTCATGGCAGTGTGTAGCTCTAACAATGCTGCCTGTGCTGATTTAATGTAGGTTTCAGCTTCGGCTTTTGCAGGTGTTAGCAATAGCCACGTTGCAACTGCTCGGTCAGTCATGTAATTGTGCATGGCATGAGCAATGTCGCCACGAACTGAAAGGTTAAAGTTCATTGGCACGCGAAGCATCAAAAACAAGGTGTTATCTTCTTTCTCCTCGCTTTGCGCTGCTGGCTTACCTTGATAGCCAAACACGAGTGCATGCTTGATTTTGTTTCGCTCTTCTTGCAGCAAAATGTTGTCAGCATATCTGTTCGTCTCAACAATATATTCGCTTAACTCATTTCGTAAACAAGCATACGACTCAGCGAATGAGCGCAAAATATCGTCTTTGCGTTCATCGGTCAAGTCCTGCACCTTTGCTGCTTGTTCTGACGTTTCGTCTGTGCGCATTGCATCGCCTATGAGGTGCGCTTTTTGCTGCACATCGTACACAAGTTCGCTCATGTACAATTTTATCTCAATCGTTTGTTTTGCCATCTTGCTTATTCGTAATTAGTTTTTTTATACTTCACCTCGGTGGGTTGCTTGCGCGTTGGGGCTGCACGCATGGTGCAAAGTTTTCGCATTGACAATAAATTTTTTGTTGCCGTTTGCATTTGTAATTCAGCGTCTTGCTTGTTAATGATTGAGAACCATTTGAAGAGCGCATAAGAATAAAAATACATCGTGGCTATATCTGTCAATCCAGCTATTTGTGACGTGTCAAAATTGCTCGGCAGTGTGAGCTTTATTCTTATTCCTGTATCGCTATTCGTTACATAAGGCTGATACATGGCAAGCATAGATGAAAGGTCGGCTATGGCTTCGTTAATGCAACTTTTCAAAAACGTTTCATCAACTTCGGTTGTAGCTATTCGCTTGTAGGCTGTTTTGTCTTGCACGATGAGTTTTGCTCCCTCGTAAGCAGTAAATTCATGCAGTTTGTTCAGCACATATTGTAATTGTATGGTAATTTCTTGTTGCATATTGTTTTGTGTTTTTATGCAAATATAAAGCACCTTGCGTTGATAGACTTTTTATTTCCGACTTTATATACTTCATTTTTTTAGAATATAATTTTGTTTTACAAAAAAATATAAATACATTTGCAATATAAAATATGTTATATGAGGATTATTGCAAGAAATAAAATTGTTGAATACTACACAAAGTTCAATGATTCTGAAACGGCTCTTGAAGAATGGTATCATAAAACAAAAAGGGCAGAATGGGATTGTTTTGCTGACGTAAAAGATACCTTTAATAGTGTTGACAATGTTGGAAATCAGCATTATGTGTTCAACATCAAAGGTAATAATTATCGTTTAATAGCTGTTATAAAATTCACCATCAAAACCATATTCATACGATTTATTGGAACACATCGTGAATATGATAAAATAAACGCTACAATCATCTGATAACATGACTATGATTAAGAATAAAGTGGCTTACGAAGCTGCTATGAAAAGAATAGAAGAACTCTTACCATTGGTGAACGATGATACTCCAAAGACGGATAAAAATTTAATAGAATTAGATTTGCTATCAAACCTTGTTTCGGAGTATGAGGAAGAACACTATCCCATCAAACAGCCATCGCTTGTTGATGTCTTAAAATTGAGAATATATGAAATGGGATTAAACCAAAAGAAACTTTCAGAGTTGTTAGGTGTTAGCCCCTCGCGCATCAGTGATTATTTGTCAGGGCGTTGTGAACCCACACTTAACATTGCACGCAAGATGAGCCAACAACTAAACATTGATGCCAATATCATTCTTGGTGTGTAAAAAGTTTAAATTGAAGTCGGCAGCACGGCTCCTATGTTGGAGGGTGTTGCCGACTTTTCATGTGTTTAAGCTATTTTTTTTGAGGTTTGTTTTGCTTTGCAATATCCATGATACGTTTGACTATATCTTTGCGCATCTCAATGGTCTTGTTGCTTCTTTCTTCAGCTTTTTTGGGGTCATTTGAATAGTCTTGCATCCAAAGGTTGTAAAGTTCTTTCATTTCTTTATCTTCTGAATTAACAACTCCCTTTGTCGCTTCTATCACTTTTACGGCTTGCTTTTGAATGTCAACTTGTTGCAGCTGCAACTCTTTGTATTTGTCGCTATTAGGGTCAGTTACAGACATTGCCTTTCGCACAGCACTTAGTTGTTTATTATATGAGTCCATCATAGTTGCGCTAAAGCCTTCGGGCGAATACATTAAATCATAAAACTTTGACTTGTACTCTGGGGCCTGCAATTCCTTTTTGTAAAGCGAAAGCAGTTCTTTCGTCTTTTGATATTCATCGTTGTATTTATAAAACTTGCTGGTGATGGCTCTGTCTTTGGTTCTTTCGTCAGATGTTTTATAGAAAGAATTAATGATTGGCACATTTTTCAGTTCACGATTATCTTCATTAAAAGGCATTGAAGCTACCTTCATCGTTTGGAACACGAACTTACCTAATCCGCCAAAATAGCCTTCAAACAAGTGCTGAATTTTAGCAGGGTTCACGTCCATCACTCCAACATTTGCTTTCTTTACATCGTCACCTCCACCCAATTCATTCAGCAAGCGACTTGCCCACACAAGAGCTTGATTAGTACCCTTGTAGGCTTTCGTCCATTCGGGTCGGTTTTTGTTGTATTCAGCGTCTTTGTAAATGGGTGTGCCTGTGTAATCCTTATTTGTAACGTATGCTTCAACTATGGGCTTTGCGTAACTTGGCACAAATGAGGTTAAGCTGCCACCGCCCTCCATAAAGTCAACGGGGAATAATTGTGACACTTGTTCAAGCATTTTGGTAGCGATTTCAGTGGCAGTGTATTCCTCATTGCCCGAAAGCACACTTTGCGCCAACTCTCCTAAGCCATAAAAAGCACGCAACTCAATTGGCAATGGAATTGTTACCCACCCCTTGCCAGTGTAGAAGCACAGATTGTTTCTGCGTACCCAATCGGGCAAGTCGTAATAGTTTGTATCGTCATCGCCACTGCCTTGTGAAAGAGCTGCCATCAGCATAGGAAGTGCTGTTCCTATGGCAAAGTACAAACCTGCAACTGCAAGTGTTTTGCCTTTACTCTTTCCAAAAGTTCGGCTTACGTTTGACAAACCTTGAACTCCTGCATTCCAGAACACGTACAACTCTTTTGCACTTTGCGACATGTAGGCTTGCATAACGTTTAGTCGGTTTCCGTCCTCCCATTTGCCTGCTGCCTTTGCGCCAGCACCTTTTTTGTTGAAGTTAACTGAAATCTCCTTAGCGTCCCAAATTGATTTTTCAATGCTGCGTCCCATTTCACGGCTTGTTCTGTAAGCTGCAAATCGGCTTGTGTTTTCGGCCCATGTTCCAAGGTAATTGATTAAATTGTCAAGGAACTTCAACCACGACTTCGGATTCCAACCACTGCGTCTAATTTCTTTCAGTGCCTTTGCAATCATGTTTTTATAATCGTCAACACTGTGCAAGAAGGTATAACCTGTTTCACCACCATTTTCAATAAACTCTTGATACATTCGGTCAACTTTGTCGTTCATGTTAAGTGTTCCCTTGCGTTGCCTTGTTATCAAACCGAACAAGGTGTAAAGACTTTTGCCCCAATTTTTATTGAACTTCCACGCATACGCTGGCGACTCCTTGGCCCAAACCATGCTGTTTGCATAAAAGCTATCGCGTGACAAGTTGCTAAGAATGAAAGCTGGGTTCTTTTGCGTGAACATAGCTGCCATGAAATGATTTGTTGACTGGAAGAATTTAATGAACGGATTATCCGTGCTGTCAGGATTGGTCTGCCCATTCAATGCTTGCGCTGCTTCGGGGTTGCCGTTTATTGTTAGCACATAATCTTTACCTTGCATTTTTACATGCACTTGGTGTTCGTTGATGTTCTTACCCACCACCTTGTATTGAATGTCATGAGCTTCGCTCGCCTTTTTGTACTCATCTGGCTTTTGTTGGCATAAGGTTTCCATTCGTTGATTGAATGCTTCGACCTTTTGCGCAACAGCATTCGCATCGTCATGCTCATCAAACTCGGCAAAAACAGGTTTCCACTCTTGCGTTGCAGCATCATAGTGCAAGTAAAGTTGGTCAACGCTCACTGCATCACTTGGGTGGTTCAACACCATTTTTAAAAAGTGTTGCTTCATCTGGTTGCGATTGCCTTGCATAATGGCAGACTCGGCCATGTTGCCAATCGTTGCTATGGGGTCGTCAGCCTTACTCTTACGACCTTTTGCGCTACGTATGCCACCGCCAAATTGGCCTTTTGCATTGCCAAAGTAGTTGTACACCTCGTCACTTGTTACATCGTCAAAACCACGCAAAGGAATGTAGTTTTTAAACATATCAAGTGTGTGGTGATACACCTCGTCTGTCAAAAGTCCACTTTCATATTGCTTTGTGAGCGAAGCCTTTGTGGCAGCATTCGTTCTGTTCCACAATTCAGATGTGTCGTATTTTTTCTCAAAGTTTGATGAGGAGTTTTCAGCTATACGTTCTGCTTCGTTCACCATCTCTTTATTTAGTTTCGCAATTTTTATTCTGATACTTTTTTTCGTTGCATCATCTCGTTCATTGTTTAACTGCTCTTTGAGTGTAGCTATTTGGTCTTGATAGCTCTTTATGCTTGGGTCGTCTGTCGTAAGTTCGGTAAGGCCCGAATAATCTTTGCTCCTGTATTTTTTGTAACTGGGTGCGTACCTCTCTCTTATGTCCGTGTCGTTTGCCTTATAATCGTCCCAACTGATTTTGCCACTTTCAAAGTCTGTTTTGTTCTGTTGTGCAGTTGCATCGTTTTTATAAGCCTTCCATGCTGCTGACATCTTTTGCTTATCGTTGGCAAAATCATGTTTCAAGGCATCTCTAAATGCAAGCACTTCATTTCGCTCCAATCCGTGTTTTGCCATCATGTAGTTAGTCACTTGCTCGTGAATAGCACCTTTGTCAAGCAACTCTTGTTCGGCATCAAGCAGGTCTTTATAGAACGACTTTTTGTACGTTTCCATCTCGGCAAGGTTGGTCGAACTCATTCGGTTCTCGGCCATGTAGGCATTCTCCCAATCTTTCAAATCTTTTTCGTTGGGTACAATCGCGTCTTGCAACAATTTTAGTCCCGACATGCTATCCACCCATGCAAGGTTCATTTTATGCTTTGCCGTGTTTACGCTTCGTTCATATTCATCGCGTGCGCTTTTGCGTTCTCTCTCTTCGCGGTAGTATAAGTTCTGCTCACGTGTTTTTGCGTCAACCGCTTTAGGTTCGGCAAAGTCGCCTACCTTTAAGTGTTGTTGTCGCCACGTGTCTTCGGCCACTTGATAGATGTTGCGTGCAGGGCCTTCAGTCAAGTTTTTCCAACTGCGCCACAAAAGGTAACGTAAGTCATTATCGCTAAGTGTTGTTCCGCTAAAGCCAGCAAAGCCTAACTTATGAAGCATTTTAAGGAATGCAAGTTTTAGTTGATGCCACCATCGTTTGTTCACATTTTTGAAAGTTCCGTCCTCGGCCATACTTGCCATATATTCCTCTGTGGCTTTTCGCATATCCCAACCATATTTGGCTGAATTATGGGCTATTTGGCTGCGTGTGGCTTTGTCAGCATTTTTGAAAACGAAGTCAATGAACTCATTCATTTTCTCTTTACCGACAAGTTCTCTTAAGCCATAATGCCCTACGGCTTCATGTAGCATGGTGTTAACAACATCGGCTCGGCCATTATGGTTAGGCAGCACAATGGTGATGCGCCCTGTTTGAGGGTCGTACCACCCTTTTGCATTCTTTTTGCGTCCCGTCAGTCCGTCTGTCGAAGTCAACACATCTACATTGCCACCTAAGTGCATTTCGTCTGCTACGGCCTTAGCTGCTTGGTGCATAGATTTTTCTTGGAGAGAAAGTTGCGATGTATCGGGATTATTCTCTACCTTTGCAGTAGGTGTTGAATTGTTTCGGGACAAAGTTCCGTCGGTATTCCGTTCTTGCGGTAGTAACAATTCAGCACCATTTTTTATTTTGTTACGTAAGTTGCCATCTCGTTTTATGTGTACAGAACTTACATAATATTCAACCTCTCCATGTTTATTAACTGCTACTATATTATACGTATTACCGCTATTATCGCTCTTAAATCGTTTTATGTATAATGTACTACCATCTTTGTCACGTATGGCAAAATCAGCATTTTCAATAGTTGAAAGTACTGCACCTGATATATTTGAACGTTTCTCGCGTATAATTTTATTGAAAACCTCGTCCTTTACTTTTACGAGTTCCCCTAAAAATGTTCGTATAGGGTGCTTGAATACTTCTTTAAAACTCTCTAAAGTTGAAATGGATTTTGGCAGACTTTCACTTGTCGGTTCACTGAAAATATTTTCAAGTGCAGTAAGTGCTACTTCACCTTTCAAGGTCTTAGGCTCGGCTTCTCTATACCTCACATCCTCCACATTCTCGTCAAAACGCTTCGAAGGAGGAATAATCTCACCATTATCATCACGCGTAACAAGGTCATTCAACTTGCGGTTGTTCTTCACATTCTTATACTTGTAGCCCTTGCCGTTATCGAAGCCCCACTCACGGCTGTCGTTTCCGTCCCACCAAAGCTCATTCACAGAGACTTCATCTTCAATGATGCGATATTTGCCTTCCAATCGATGTTCGCCGTGCATCTTGGCGTAGTCTTTTGACGGTGTCACCCAGTCGCCATTGCGCAATTTTCCTTCTTTCACCGATGTAGGCACAGCACGATACACTTTTACCTTTACATTCTTCTCGCCACGTCTGACTGCGGCTATTGCCTCTCTTATCGCGTTGACAGACTCTATGGCGGTAGCGTCTGTCTGCATATATTTGCGCGGCTCCTGCCAATACTTTTCGTCAACCAACGAATAGCCTAAAGCTATATCTTCAATATTTACATCGGGAGCATTATCCTCCACATCTTCTCTGCGCGCTGCATCACTCTCATAGCCAGGGTTAGAAGGTGCAATCCATGCCCCTACACCTTGGTAGTTGCTTTCGGTGTCATCATACCCCTTACGACGTGCTGCCTCGTCAAGCATCTCACGTGCTGCAGCATCGTCACCACTCTCAATCGCATCAAAATAACGCTTGTCAAGTTCCTCAGTTGACAACAACGACAACTCATCAGAACGAGCCTTGCGTTTTGCCTCCTCTTCCTCGGCACGTTTGCGAGCTGCCTCCATAACGCCTCGTTCACGCATAGCAGCATCAATGTGTTCCTGACGCAACTTTTCTATGTCGCCATAACGTTCAGCCAGTTCCTTTTGTACAGGACGGAACAATTTGCCAAACTCCGAAAGTTTCATGCCTCGGTTCGCCACGCGCATTGTGCGACGTATTTCTGCCAATGCAATATCAGCCTTTTGCAAGTTGCCTGTCTTCATGCCAGACGCATAATCCTTCACCATATCTGCATCCACGCCATGCTCTTTAGCAAACTCTGAATAATCATCATCCGTTTCCCTCTCTTGGGGCATTTCACTATTCGCATTTCCACCATCACCACTCATCAAGAAAATTTGATCCTCACGGCTCACATCCTCTGTTTCGGCTGCAAGGCTCGCTATACGCTCCTCTGGTGTCATATTCATACGATGCTCTACGTTGCGTGATTCTACTTCACCACCAAGTTTTGTGTACTCTACATAAGGACTAAATTCAGAACGCGTACTTTCGTTTAAATGGAAATTCTTAATATCAGCATCCATATTTCTGTCTGCATACCCCCTTGCAAAGTAGTTAAAACCCTTCATGCGAGTTTCCTTATCGGGTATCCATTCATCATTATCCATGCCCATTTCCTTGTACTCATCAATTAGGGCTTTTTCCACTGCAGCTTGATTGTAATGCTCGCCCATTTCATCTGCCTTGTAACGCAATTCATTAGCCCAAGCACGCGCACGCCATTCCTTTTTAGCAGCATTAAATCGTTCTTGCATAGATTCTGGATTACCGCCCCTTGCAAAACCTTCAATCTGCTGAATAGCATGCTGCACCTCATGAGCCAATACAGAAGCTATGTCGCCCACATAATTCGTATTGACTACAATCGTATGCTCATGCTCATTATAACTGCCACCCACATTTACAGGCAGCTGGTCAGTAAACACCATTTTCACACGCTTCAAGTCGGGATAAGCCTTAAACAATTCATCGTTCTCCACCCAGTCAGCAAGGTGCGGTTTTTCTCTATTCAGATAGTCTGTCTTGAATTTCTCTTCCTTTTGTGCAAGTTCATCAAAACGTTGGTATTCTGATTCCGAGAGTTCTTCACCATCAAATATCCTGTCTGACAAACCATCAAGTTCCTTGCTCCAAGGTTGCTTTTCACGTGCCTTTTTGTAACCAGCATCACCCTTGCCAAAATACTTCAAGTCGGGGATCTCATAACGCCACTTTCCATCTGCGCCACGTTCCCAACCCGTAGCCATCTTGATAGCCTTGGCATCCTTCTTGTCGTTCTCCATCTCACGTGCCACACTCAAGTTGTCAAGTCGCGTACTTACCTCCTCGGCATGGTCGGCACGTTCTGCGCCCTGTTCACCTATAAATTGCTCACGAATTTTGTTGTAATCTTCAAAAAACTTACCGCCACCGTAGGATTTCTCAACACCATTCAGTAAATTTGCAGCAGTTATAGATTTATCGGAATAGCGGGGGAAGGTCGATGTCAGTCCTGACACGTTCCCATGTTGACCAGCCGATACCTCTGACTTAGAGTTGCTTGGTTCAAGGTTATGACTGCCTTCAGTTTGACTGAGAGAACCTTCAAGCAACTCTATTTTTGTTGCCTCATAACTATACGCTTTAGGCGTCTCCTTCGTTCTTGTATTCTTCTTCAGCGTAACCTTAACCCTATACACCTTTCCGTCCATACGTACTGCACCATACAATCTGTGTATGGTTACATTGGGATTGATGCCATTCTCTGCCGAACGCACACCATCTTCGCCTTTCTTAAAGTCTGCGTGTTGTTCTGCATCCACACTTTCACGGATAACATCAGGCAACACCTTCAGCACTGACAAATGAACGTCCTTGCTATCACTCTTATCAACAGCACTTTGCGACAAATACTTGTCAACGGCCGCATTGCTAATACGAATATCCCCCTTTCCACCTGTCTCTTTACTGCTATAAGTGCGTGCTATATGCTCCTTCGCCCAAGTCTTAGCTTCAGCATAATTCTTAAAGCCATGCTCGGCCTTAGCTTCCACTATATTGATACGCGTTTCAGGACGAAGGCTCTTGCCACCGTCCATCATACTACGAGGATCCACCCCGTCAAGCAAATCCTTCATCACTTGGTCGGCAACTTGTTCTGCACTGGTGTAGTGAATGTGAAGGAAGTCGGCCACTGCGTGCCAAAACTTTTCAATGGCTTGCTTTACGCGATGCAAGGCACTCATGGCTGTGGCTTTGTCAAACACATTGCCATTGCTTTTAGCTATATCATCCATCTCCTTACGTAAACGCTCCGCACCTCTGCGACCTGAATAAGTGGCTAACACTTCATCGGCTATCTCATCATCTGACTTTAGTTCTGGATAGAGTTTCTTCACCTCTTCCCACACTGATGTGCCTTTCATTAAGCCTACTACATTCTGCCATTCCTTTGCGTTATTTGCCTTCAATGCACTCGCCCATAGGTGCGCATATTCATGCACTGGAGTTTCACTCGTTGCCACCTTGGGATCTATATAGATTTTTCCACCTATTGTAAAACCATAAGCCTCGCCATTCTTTGTTTTGAAGAACCTCACGTGATCTGTTATCTTCGCGTCATTCTCGTTGAAGATAACGTAATTCTTGGCGCCATCCTCACGGCCACCACGTATGTAGTCAGCGGGATATTTAATACCCGTGAGGCCTATCTCCGACAACGCTTTCGACGCTTCCTTGTCAGAGCCAAGAGCCTCCTGCAATTCCGCATACAAATCAGCTCCAGTCGCATTAGGGTTCAAAACAATGGTGCTTTCGCCTTTCTCATATCTGGCAGGGCTATCCTGCACCATCTCAAAGCCATTACTCTCCAAAAACGAACCAACATCTTTCAGTAAAGATTCAGCAGGGTGACCATTCCAATCCAGATAATTCTTACCGTTGTCATCGGGAATTTCTATGGTGTAGAGGTGACTTTTATGCTTTCTGATACGAATGCCTTTTAATGAGAGTAAGGTTCGTGCTGCCTTAATTTTCCCCTCCGCATAGTTTCTTGTATCGCCTAGGCTTTGATAAAACAGTTTTTTATATTGAGCCAAATCGCCTTTCTTCAATATGTCTTTGGCTCTTGTTACACCATGCCGTTCAAGATTGTACATGAAGTCATTAAGCATATTCTCGTTCCAGTCTCCTATCTCGCCCAGTACATAATCATGAAATTCATCGGAAGACATTTCTTTACCACCATATAAATATGTTGGCTTTTTGCTGGCGCTTTCGGCATACGTTCTACCAATGCCCTCTACCTCTGTCACATAAGTACCCCAGCCGAAGGCCTGCGCACCTTCTCCCTCGCCCATATGGGAATGGTCGAAAGCATCAAATTCCGCACCGCTGCCGTGGTAAACTCTGTGCTCACGAATTATTATATTATTCACCTCTTGACGCTCAGCAAGCCCCGTCGTGTCCTTGAAAACACCACTATTTAATGCTTCAGAAACAGAACGTATAACCTCAGACAAAGGTTTGCTGCCCGCACGTTCAAGAGATTGTTTAGGATAGAAAAACTCCGTAACATGAGCATCACCATCATTATTCAAACCTTTGTTTTTGTGACTTGATATAACGATGCTAATACCATCGTTCTCACCATTCCTATCAAAATTTGAAACACGTGCATTGTGATTGCTCACACGGATAGTAACAGTCTTACCATTTCCCGTTACGAACGTTCCATACTGACTTGATTCATGCTGTTTCAAACCAAGACTACGTGACAAGTCCGTGATAAATCCTTTTGTTTTATTAGGACGTTTTTGATAGCCTTCCGCAAGTATTTCAAGATTATTTTGTACTTTTGCACCAGCAGCACTTGAAACGACTGTGGCATTATTAGTGGATTCGTCTGCTATCGTCGCGGTTTCAAGTGCTCTTTTTTGTTTAGCACTTAACCTTACATCTCTTCCATTCGCCATATCAAGCACACTCTGTCCTTCAGCCTCGTCAGTAATTACGTCCATGTCATTCTCGCGCAAATGGTCTATCACTGCATCACGCAAAACGACCTCTTCCTTTGATGGTTGGGTGGCTTTATTCGCCTTTTGATAACGTTCGTCAGCCTTATTTGAGTTAAATCGTTTTGAGGGGGGGATAATGTTACCCTCATCATCACGAGTAATCACATCAAGCAATTTACGATTGTTCTTTGTGTTTTTATAGGCAAAGTCTGTGTCATTCACATAATCTTCCTCACGACCATATCCCCATTCGGCAATATCATTACCATCAAACCATACTTCATCAACAGGTACTTCCTGCTCTATAACACGATAGTCCTTGCCCCAACCATGCAGTTCAGCATTATCCTCTGCATATTTACGGCTTGGAGTTATCCAGTCACCATTTCTGAATTTACCCTCTTTTACTGAAGATGGTACACTCCTATACATGGTGATAGTATTACGTCCATTTTCAATAACATCGCGCACATTCTCTATGGCTTCTTTACGCATATCATCGGCATGACGATATAAAGAATTGCTGGTCAGTGTTTCCAAATTTCCACCATCAACACCATTATCAATGTAATCTCCAAGCGTACTTTCACCCTCAAAGTCGCCATTATCCCATGCTTCCTTACGCTCTTCCTTAGTCAAGAAATAGCCATTACCATAAGGAGCTGCACCATTAAAAGCAGATGTTCCTTGATAATCAGAACTCACAGAATACCCTGCACGTTTTGCAACTTCATTCACAATGCGCTGCGCTTCTTCCAGGTCGCCACGTTCTACAGCAGCAAAGTATTCGGCATCTATTGCTGAATAATCCTCTACCTTCTGCATACGAAGATTATCTTTCTCACCCTTACCCGAAGGCACAACACCATTCTTCACAGACGAGTACTCACCAAAAGGCTTTGTCTTGCGCTTGCTTGATGCAATCCACTTCTCAAAGTCTTCGAGGTTCACAGCAGTCACGTCAATTCTACGACCATTCTCCCAACCATTCTCATAGTTAGCAAGATAGTCGCTCTTTGCTTCGTCAGCATCGTTGAAACCAAGCATCACCTTATGCTCGTCAAAACTGCCATCTGGGTTGTACTGGTCCACTACAAACACCTTGTGTCCGTTCCAACCATCAATGTCATTAGAGAGGAACACGTCTATATGGTCACCATCAACACCCACTGCACCACGAATGTAACCGTAAGTGTTGTTCATCTTGCTTTCCCACTGCTTGCCGTCAGCATCAGTGCCTTTACGCACGCTTCCCTGCGGTTGCTCAATGGTGATGTCGAACGTACCGACTTGCACATGTCCCTTCTTGTAGTTGCCTGCCTCCTTCTGCGCCTCGGTGGGTTCGGTGTTCACTTCGGCTGAGGCGGTGGCGATCTTCTCACTCAACTGGGTATCACCATTAACCGAAGGCACAACATCACCCTTTGCCGAAGATTTCTCACCATCGGTTGCACCACTTTCCACATTTGCTTCGGCTGTTACTGCTGATGTATCGTTTGTTTGCTTGCCATCTGTACCGCTCGTGCCAACATCATTGCTTTGTTTGCTGCTTTGGTTTCTTTGGCCTTGTCCGTCTGCAAGGGACGTGGCTGTTGTATTGTATTCTCGTCCATTGTTTAATGCTTTGTTTACTTCGTTAATAATTTCTGTTTTGCTCTTTACACCACCCACAAACATATCGCCTATGCCTTGGGCAGCATCAGTGGCTTGCTCGTTGTAAAAAGCAATCACCTTTTTAAGTTGTGTGCTACGACCATCGTTCAACACATCGGCCAACATCATCACGGCCATGTTGTTAAAGTCTGCCACAGTTGCCCCTTCATCGTATTCAAACAAATTGCCTTGGTGGGCAAAGTAGCTCACGTGTTGACCCAACTTGTAGCCAGCCTTACGCGCTCTGTACACTAAGTTCACCGCTTCGGCCAATTCGTTTGAAAGGTTATAGCCACCGCCCAAACGATTGTTTTGCACAATGTCCTGCAAGGCAGTCATAACCGCTTGGCGCATGCTTTTTACCTCGGTAATTTGGCGCACTGCATCGGGGTTGGCTTGGAACACCTTGCCAATCATTACCCCCTCAATCATACTTTGGCCAGCTTCGCTCAACTTACCACCATCAAACAGGTGGCCCATTTCGGTTTGCGGAATGATGTCAGCTTCGGCCAACTGCTTAACTACGGCATAAGTAGCATTGTCGTCAGCATAAAATTCGCCTAACGTGTCGTACTTGCTAACCATGTCCATTATACGGCCAAAGAGCGCATCATTCACTACTTTGCCCATTTTAACGGCCATCTCTGTATTGTTTTGGCTCTTTTGCTCACGTTGGTTAAACTTGGCAAAGGTGTCGGCGTTGTAAGGCATAGCTTCATTAGGAACAAACACCACACGTGGGTGCTTAAAACCATTCACTTGCTCTGGTGTAAAGCCAAACTTATTAGCATGCGAATGAAGGTAATCAACATATTTTGTGTCAGTTCCATCTTGTGCAGCCAGTTCGCCAGCCATTGTGCGTCCGTTGCCCGAAAGCACCACACCCTCTTGGCTCACCACCACAGGCGACTGCAAGGCACGTTGGTCATAATCAGTGGCCATACTGCGTGTAACTTGTTGCGCTTCTTGGTCGCGTTTGTAGTCGCGGTCGTTCACACTCTGCCCATTCTCGTCAATAGGGAAGCCTTCGGTTTCGGCAAAGCCATTAGTGGCTTGATGCGAAGCACTTGCAGCCCCACTCTCGGTCAGCACATAGTGTCCCTTAACCACCTCGCCATTAGGCAAAGTAATTTCATCGGCATCGCCATTCTCCTTTTTAGCTGCGTTCCATTTATCACGAATAGTAGGAGCTACGGCATTGCTGCCCAACTCGGCTTGTTCAGTGGCCTTGCGTGCATCATCCTGCATGCGTTGTTGCTCCTCGACCACGGCTTGCTCGTGCAAAGCTTTATCTTTTTCGTCACGAGCATGTCTTTCAGCGAGCAACACCTTGTCGTGTTCTGCTTTCACGCTCTGCCAATAGTCAACGGCCTTTTGAGCATCTTCAACATGGGTTGTGTAGGCTTCTTTCGCTTCCTTATATGCAGCTATGCTTGTACCCATTTTAGGTTTACCATTCTTCACCTTATCAAGGTTCTTCTGCGCTTCGGCAAGTTTGTTGTTCACAAACTCTCGTCCCTCTTCTGCATCAAGTCCACTCTCGCTAAATATGTAGTCAAATCCACGTTTCGGGGTAGTAGTAAGCCAGTCCTCCGTTAGCACAGCATTCTTGCCCTTACCCACTGTGTGCATGGGCATAGGCTCATTTTGTGTGGCTTCGGCTTGCGCGGTTGCTGATTGTTCCGTAACTTTGTCGGCAAAGGAATTGTTGGGTGCAGCAAGCTCTGACCCATTTACACCATGAGAGGCTGACGTGGGATTGGTGGCAATTCCTTTTTCTTCTTTTGTTCTATTATAGTCAATTGCGGTAACGACCCAATTTTTCTTTTCACCATCAAAGTCTTTTCTGATAGCTACGCGATACCCGTCTTTTGATACTACATATCTCATTTGACCATTTTGTATCACCTCGCCATCTTTCAAGACTTCTTCTATTTTTTCAATAGCTTTTTCAGGTGTTTCAAAATCCTTACCTTCACCTACGTGTTTTGTGATGATGTGCGACAAACCGCCATTTTCATTCCCCCACACAAGGTCAATATCCCCAACCTCATCGCGGTGGAACACACCAAGCAAATCGCCACTCTTGTGCTTCATCAAGAAGTCAAAAGCAGCCTTTACTTTTCCTTTGAATTGGTCATAGATATTACCGAACACACCTTTGCCAATAGGTTGCGGTTCTTGTTCGGTGTCCGTTTCGTTACTTGCTTCTTTCGTCTTGTTTTCATCTTTACTCCAAATATGCTCCCCATTGTTATAGACATTTTGAATCACATTGTCTAACTCTCGTTTAGAGTATCTTAAAACACGGCCATCATCAGTAACGATTTCAACCTCGTCACTTGCATCACGACTATTTACCTTACCTCGTATATTCTCATCATTATCAGGGTCATTCAGTTCAACCTCATCACCATAATGCAACTCTGGCTTTTGTTGTGTGTTCTCTTCATTCGAAGCTAAAATCTCTGCATCGCCACTCTTCAACTTTTTGTCAAGTGCAGAACGGGTCCAATGAAAATCCTTTCCATTTTCGTCAATCAGTTCAACACGGCTATCGTCCACCTTACCAATGGTGTATTCATTGCCATTTATCGAAACACGTAGGCCCTCTGCAAGGGTAGGTGCTTCGGTTGCATTCTCTGTTCCTTCAGTAGGTTCATTTGTATTTTCACTATTGTCGCTTTCAGTTCCATGCACATAAACTTCAGTATCGTGCTTAAAGCCATCACGTACCCATTGTCTGTAAGTGTCAATAGGCAATTCAATAGTACGTCCGTCCTCTGTTTTAACTACAACCGATTTAGGCTGCGCTGCAACACCACGTGTGTCGTCCTTAGTACTTTCTTCATATTTAATGCCCTCAATGGTAGCCACTCCTCGGCTCTTACCATCGTAAAGCACCACTTGGTCGTTTGGTTCGGGTAACGTTTTACCATTAACTATGCTATTGTGTATGCCTTCATAATTTAAGTCAACTAAATCAGCATTTGTTTGTTTCAACTCGTGGGCATCAGTCTGCTGTATAATTGTAACTTGTTTGGGCGAAAGTGAAGCAACACGGCCATCTTCGGTATAACGAACCACAACCATGTCTGTATTGTTCGAACTATCAGCATTGCCACTAATCACATAACATTCGCGTCCCATATCATCAGTGGCTCGCTCAATCATACCACTATCTTTGTTGGTGGCAGCATCTACTTTTGCATCAAGTTTTTGAACGGCTTCAAGTTGCGAAGTAATTAACGACTCCGACACACCTCGTTGCATAGATAGGGCTGTACAATAGTGGTCTATTGCACGCTTAATCGGTTCTATGTTAGTGGTATTTACGCTTTGTCCATTGGGCAAATTGGCTTTTTCATTATCAACAAATCGTTGTGTAAGTTCTTCATAAATTTGTCCCAACGATTTGTTTGTGTCAGCAAACAAAGCATCAACCTGTTCGGGTCTAATACCGAGTAAGTTAGCCAAAGTATTTCGGCTTGCATCAAGGCTTTCACGCATTTGTGCCATTTGGTCAGGACTTTTCACTTGCGTGCCTGCTATGTAAGCATCGTTATAGCGAATGTCAAACTCATTCGGTTTGCTCTTTTCGTTACCAACCTTGGCAAACAAGTCAAATGCTTGCAAAGTCTTTCGCGTGGCAATGTATTGCGATATGGTTTCACGCTGTGGCTTTGAAAGGTTCTCGTTAGCCAATACACCATTTTGATAGGCTTGCAAGTTTTTGTCGTTGTCAATCAATCGGTCAACATCGGCTTTTATGCCATTCCAGTCCGTTTCACCCCATGCAGCACTCCCTTGCGCGTCATATTGTGCAAGGCTTTTATTTAAATTGCTCTTTTGATTGTAGTAGCCAACAGTTCCAACAAGGTTGTTTTGAGCCACCAAATAAGCATTGCTAACGAATGCGCCCCATAGTTTGTCAAGTTGGTCAGACTTAATATCGTCCCAACTTACATCTCCAACCGTCATAGCATTCAGCATTTCGCTAAGGTTGGTTTGTGCATAAAAGGTGAGAGTGCCACCCATACCAGCACGTTTTAGGTTGCCACTCACATATTTACCCACTTCGGTTGCAGCCTTACCAACATTGGCAGCTTTGCTAAAAGTTTCGGTTATGCGTGCAAATGAGGACCCGTCAATAAATCGGCCAACACTTTTGTTCCATGCACCTTTGGCCACGTTTGCTACCTTACCATCAACATATTTTGAAAATGGCATAAACACTTCGCCTACACGCATACCGACCCATTGCGACCACTCTCGCAACATAGTGTCTGCTTCAACCTTTCCATCGGGGTCCTGGTTCATGTGGGTAAAAGGTTGGTCGTTCACCTTTATGCCTTCACGATTAATCTCCACCACATTAGCTTGCCCTGTGCGGTTGTTCGTTACGTTAGCAATAGCGTGTGGCACTGAAAGCACTACACCTTCAACACTACCTTGTGCAGCCTTGCCTACTATGGTCGAAACCCCATTGGCCACTCCTAAACGGCCAGCCACATAGCCAGCAGCACCGCCTATGCCACCTTCACGCATGGCTTGACGTGTACCCTCAGCAAGGGTGGTTTGCACCAGTTCTTTTGCGCCTAATCGCTTTGCTGTATTGGGCATATAGCGCAATGTGGCCTTTTTAACAAGTCCACGCATACCGCCTGTTAGAATTTTACCAACAGCCTCTGTGCCTTTAAACAATGGCAGTCCTGCTTGAATACCGAATTGAGTTAAACCACCTAAAGAATATCCCGTTCCATAATAGTCTAACTTTTGTCTGTACTCTTCGGCCATATTGTCTAACTGAATGGCAGTAGCTATCACTTTCTTAGCATTTGCTTCGCCACCAAACTTTTCAATCAAGTCTTTGGGCGGATTGTTGGCTATTTTGTTCAATGATACAGCATCAGCCACACCAAGCAACCCAAATGTTAAGCCATTCAAGTCTGTCAATCCGTTCCAAAACTGCAAGGCTGCACTATAATTGCGTTTTTCAAGGTAACGTGGCGCAACCTCTAAAAACTTTTCGTAACGACGGATAACAGAACGTATGCCATTATCCTCTTCCACACCTTTGCCCATTATGCTAAAACGCAATTTTGTATTAAGGTTATGGCTTATTCCATTTAGCACATTTAGCGTCCGCTCGGCTTGCTTCATTACTGCTTGCGTCCGTTCTTTATCAGTGAGCATGTTGTATTGCTCATTCATTTGCTTGCGGTTGTGCTTCAAAAACTCCACCTCTTCGTTTTGCCCATTGCCAACATTATAATAGCCCACATTGGCTTGTCCTTTAAGCATTTGGTTGTAGTAGTCGGCTTCATCTTTGTAGGCAGCCTTTTGGCTCTCGCTTAAATCTTGCCACTTTGTAGTGTTGGCCCAAAATCTTTCGGGGTTGATGATGTTTGATGTTGAATAAACATCGCCTTGCGCTGGGTTAGCTTTACTCTGCTCGTTTGATTGAAGCAACTCGTTGTATGCTCGTCTGTTATCGGCCACAGTGGCACGGCCCGTGGTTTGCACCAAAGGTGTTTGAATTAGTCCAGCACGAGTTACGAGGTAGGGGTAACTTGCTCCATTAATAATACGTGGGTCGCCACTCTTAAAGTTGTATTGCTCGTTGAGCCAGTCTGAAACGGAATTGCTACCACGGAACTTGCGTGCGTTACGTGTTCGTTCAACAAGATTGGTCCATTGCTTTGCTTCACTTTCAAGGTTGCTTTTATTCAGTGAACGCAACTTTAATTGGGCAGTATAATCCAACCATTCAGGCATTTCGCCTCCATTGCTATAAAGATAGGCTGCATACCATTGGTAGTACTTATTCTTTTCTCTTGGCGAAGCATCAAGTATGGCATCAGTTGGGCGATAAGTATCATCTGTGGGAGCAGTCAAGGCTTCATAATCTCTGCGAATTTCGGGGTCTTTAATGTTGTACTGCAAGTCATACGTGCCTTTTGCTTGCTGCATGGCACGTAACGTAAACACATAGTCCTGGTTGTGAGGTATTGTCTTTCGGCTAAACGAAATGGGCCACACCTCTGTACCACTCTCCGACTGAAATGGTTGATTGCCTGTTTCAACTACTGCGTGGCCTTGTTGTTGCACTTTGGCTTGTTGCTGTGCAAGTTCTTTTTGAAAGGCATTAAATGCAGCAATTTCATCGGGGTCGTTTCTTCGCTTTACATTTTCCACCTCATTATTCCATCTCGCGTTGTATTGTTGCTCTGTTTGGCCAGTACTTAAGGTAGGCTTTATGTTGCGCCACGTCCACAACTTTTGTCGGTCATTAAGGCTCATAACTTGCTGCCGTGGTTGTGGCGCATTCATTGTGGCTTGCGGTGGCATTGCTTGCGATGAGCTTTGCTGATTATGCACTTGCGCTATCTGTTTATTGCCTTGCTCCGTTTGCCCAACTTTGCTCGTTATGGGGAGTGATTGCTGGAATTGTGCCTGTTGTGGTTGTTGTGGTTGCGGTTGATTAGGTTGAGCATTTGTGGGTTGTGAATGGTTAGCTTGCTCTGGCTTCACCTTGTCACCCATCATGTCCTTTTCAAACTGCTCAAACGTGCCAACATCATAATCCTCATGAATGGCATTCCATAAGTTTTTGCGTGCTTCGGCACTTTGCATACTCTTTTCAAACTGCTCGGCTGTGCCAAGGTCAAAGTCGCCTTTTAACGCTTCATATAAGTTTCTGCGGTTATTTTTATCCTCAATCTCGTTAATCATAATCAGTGTCCGTTAAATCCCTTTACTACTTTTTTCTTTTTATGTTCAGTAGGCTTAGGCTGCGGTTTGGGTTGTTGCCTTACTTGTCGCCCTGCTGAATAAACGCGTGTGTTTTTTACTCGCTTCACTTGGCCCGTTGTACCATCTACAACAGTACCAGACGTTTCAGTTTTTGGATAAGTTCCGCCAATGCGTTCTGTTTCTGAAACCGCTTCGTCACGTGTGTAAACGTGGTTTACCACATCACCATCTTTATTAAACACAGGGTATTTGGGGGTTGAACCCTTGCCACCGCCTTTGCCACCACTACCTTTTCCGCTACCAGCCTTATTGGCTCTTATTACGGATGCTGCTGCGGTGGTAGTTGCAGCATTGCCACGTTTTTGGTTCAATTCAATTTGCGACTTTTGCACGGCTGGCTTACCCTCCTCCGTCACCTTGCGAGCTTCATTCAATCCTTGCTGAGTTTCTTGCGTCTTAACATAAGCATTAGCCTTAGTTCTGTCGTTCTCGTTCTGTGCATTGCGTCGGTTAATGAGCGATTGAAGGTTGCGGTCTTTCTGTGCCAAATCAATCAATGCCTTGCGTGCCGTATAATCACGATTGTTGAGGTTGAGCATGGCCTTGTCATAGACATCTTTTGCCTTTGCTCTGCGTGCCAAATAATCGTCATATCGCTTTGTGTAAGCATCGCTTAAAGGTGTGGCCGTTTTAACGTTTGGGGTGGGGGCATAACCCTTAGCTGCCCCAATCCGTGCAAGGGCCGAAATGCCATCACCTATCGAAGCAATGAGGTTGTTGCGATACTGCCGTTTGCGCTCCTTTCGTTCCTCCTCTTCATTGTACGATGCGTTCAGCCTATCGCGCTCCTTTTGCAGCGTGTCAAGGTAGTCAAGCAACCCACCTGCATACTGCTGCGTGGTGGCAGGAGTGGGCGCGTTTGTGTCGGTGGGTAAACTATCAGTCGTTGGTTGAACAATGGGTTCGCTCGCTGATTGCTCCACCTTGTTTTTATCTTTTTCGTCAGTGTCGGTCATAATGTAGTTCCGTTAATTCGCTTCAAGTATTCATTTGATTGCTGATTGGCAAGTACTTCTGATAAATCTTTCGTCCTTTGCCACGTCTGCATTTCTGCTGGTGTAATTGATGGATCCTTCACCTTTGCTTGCTTTTGTGGCTTACTATCAATCGCATTTGCCATTGTGCCTATGGCCGAAATGGCTTGTGCGCCAGTGTCGGCAATGTTCTGTGCGCGTTCCGACTCCATCTCTCCAAGTTCCTTGTTGATAGTCCTGTCCTGATTACGATAACTCTCTTCCACTTGTTCCTTGCGAGCTTCGCCTTGCGCTGCAATGGCACTGGCAGTGTCGCTCATGGCCTTAGCATTAGCCTCTTTGGTGGCAGCAACACTCTCTTCAGTTCCACCCACCACGGCTTGCGTTCCTGCTGCTTCGCGGTTGCGATTGCGAATGGCTTCTTGCGTTTGCCGTAACAAACGTTGTGCATCAGCGCGTTGCGTTGCGTCCTCATTGTAACGTCTGCTGTACCATGCTTCGTTTTCAGCCTTTTCACGTGCCAACTGCTTTTTCTTTTTACGTGCAGCTTGTGCCGATTTTATGCCACTAAAAATAGAACTGCCTATTGCAGTAGCAGCACCAATAATTGCTCCAATCATAAATTCTGTATTTTAAGTTATATTTTGAGCGAATGTACAATGCGGTTTCATAGGTGCTTTTTTATTTCCAACTTTATCTACTAAAATCTATTAGTAGACAACTTAAAACGCTGCAGATAACAAAGAAAAACGCTAACGATAACAAAAAAAAATTGTTGCCGTTAGCGTTTTCATTTGCTCCTATTACAAAAAATCAACAAGCGTGTATTGCTCTGCGTTAAACTTTGGGTGGTTGTGGTAAATCTTTTTCCATAACCAGGGTAAGGGTAAGTAAGTGTGCCACGAATGGCCATCAAGTGGGAGGAAGCCTTGCACGCATGGCACCTCGTTAAACGTGTGATAAATTGTCCACTTTGGGTGCTTATAGGCTATGTAAGTAGGAGTAATGAAATAGTAATCTCCGAGCGTGTGGTCTTCAACAAAACGTTTCAAGACTTCGCACAAATAAGGCTCACCACGTTCAAGGGTGAATGAAATGTAGGCTTCATCGTCACAACTCCCCAAAGCCCTTATAGTCCTTAAAATATCAAGCAATGATTTTTCGCTCGTCCACAATCCGTGAGCGCATCGCCACACACCTTTTTTATCCAATACAACGCGCAAATCAAAGTATCGGCAACCCATTTTATATTGTGCTTCAATACTGCGTGATTGACATCTGGCAAATGGAGTGGCCAAACATGAGAGCAACCCTTTACCCTTTTCGCCAGTGGCACTATTATGCGTCCCTATTTTATATTTTCTTTCTTCCATTTTCTTTCTTCTTGTTTACTCATTTTACGTAATAACCTTAAAGCTTCATCAAGTGCTTCGCCATACTCCTTTTGCGTGGCGAGAGGTTGGCTTATAGCTCCTCTGCGCCACTTTTGGTGCAGGTGCAGCGTGTGAATTACTTGTTTTGTAGTCATATTATTTCTCATTAAAATTGCGCCCTCCGTGGCCACAAACCACGTGCTGCCGACACCACTGCACCTATTAAAAATCAATCCTTTAGTATTTAAGTTATTAAATTGTGGCGTTGCAGAGAGAGCTTATAAGTACCCCACCTCGGACACGAACCGAGTGTTACCCGACCTCGGGCAATTAAAGAATCCAACTAAAACAAAACCATTTATATTTATGAAGTAAATAAAATATGAGGTTGGTAAGTGGGGTATGTTGCTAATTAGCTGCTCGCAATCGGCGGTCCGTCATGACGGTTGATGTCCTTCCAGAGCCAGTAAACGAACAACATTAGTGCTATTACTATCAGTAGTTTCATGTTTGTCAATTTATTTTAGAGAGTTTCCACGTGCAACCGTTGTACGAATATCTATCGTCTTTATTGTATGAGCGTTCCAGCGATTTTATTCTATTTTTGGTGATGACACCTTTATCACAATCGTTCATGAACATTCGTGCTTCGTATTCATCAACGAACGCGCAAATATTCTTCTCCATGTATCGCATCGTGCCTCGCATTACGCGACTAACAACATAGTGTTTGTCAGGCACATTTTTTTCAACTAACGAAAATTCCATGTCTTTTACTTTTTTGTGTTTGCGGCAACATAGCCGCGAATAAAACCTTTAAGGCAGGCCTTTGCCATTAGTGGCGTGCAAATGCGCTGCTCGCCACACTCGTCACAGCGTATTCGGTCGGCAGCATCACGCGCCTTCTGTTGCAGTGTTCTTTGCATTAGCTAATTTCTTATAATGTTCGATAATGTGCCCAAATTCTCTGTAAGCCTCGCTGCGGCCCTTGTAGAAGCCATGTTCTTTGCCAGCAATGTAAGCCATGTACGCACCATAAACGAACCACACAGCAGTAGAAATTATCGTTATCATGCCTTTCCCTCCTCTTCTTTGTCCTTACCAAAAAGCTTGTATGTGCGCTTCATTTCAGCATCGAGGTAGGCTTTCTCCTCCTCCTTGTTCATAAGACCTCGCACATACTTCATATCTCTGTCGAACATCTTTATTCGGTCAGGCACAGAGGCCACTCCCTTGTATTTATCTAATCCGCACAGAGCGCGCTCGCACAATTCAGCAAGTGCCGAATAGCACTGCTCAAAATCCGTATGGTCAGAGTTTTGTATGGCATTGTCCAATATTTCATACCATTCTTTTAATCCCTCAACAAAAAGTTTCGTCATGATTTTAATTGTTTTTCTTGTTAATAACTATTTCTACTTCTATCATTTCGTTTGGCTGTGGCTTAACATCAGCAAGTAACTCCTTACCGATATAAGCACTTCCAAGACTGCTGTAGAAAAACACGCTTCCATCGCTCGTTTGGTAGCATTTAGGTTTGCTGAAGTATAGTGCGCTGCTTCCGTCAAAGTCAGTAGCGAGGTAGGCTTTAACACGTTTTTCGCTCATTGCCTATATTGTTTTCTGTTTAATCATTATCGGGCAGTCGCGCCCGTTCGGCCTTGTGTAATAGCAAGCCTTGTAGATGTTGCTTTTATCATGCTCAGTATGCGACAGGGCAAAGCGCAAACAAAGCTTGCGCTCCTTGCAGCCTTGCCCGTCACATGATTTAATCTTGCCCATTTTTGTCAAGCTCTTTTATCAGTTGCTCGTAGCTTTTGGTAGTGCCTATCAAGCGTTCGGTAATTTTGGAGAGTGGTAGTTTGAAGTCCCACAGAATGTCTCCACTACAACAATTACTACTATCATAGAATGTTACTTGTTGCTTGTTATCAGCACAAACTCTTACTTTCCAATGGTCATAAATTGATTCTCTCACCAAACAAGGTTGCCACTTTTGTGGGATAAAGTTTGAATAGTCGCGGTTGTAAGTAGGGACTTCGATTAGGAGGTCATAGTCTGTTTCTTCATTAAGAAGAATCATACCATCATCTCTAACCGCGAACACACCTTCACTTCCGTCTTTATTCGTTACAAGCGCAATTATGTTTTTAGGAGGGTCAAAAATATCATCTGTTTCCTTTCTGTCGAAACAAATAAATCTTGCTTGGCGTCCGTCTCGCGTAACGATGTGCCCTTTAACCTCCACGTTCGTTATTTTCTTTGCAAGTTCAAGGTTGAAGGGTACTCTCTTAAATGTTGTTCGTGTCATTCTTCTGGTTTTTTTGTTGTTCCAAGTAAGTGTTCGTTACCCTCATAGGGAATACACTGCCTCCACCATGAGCTAATGCAAACAAAAACGCCCTCCTTATCACCTAAGTGACAAAAAAAGTCACACCCCCATTTTCTATCATCTCTATCTCGCACAAGCACTTTGTCGAATGGCTTGAACTGAGGTTTGGTTTCTTTGTCAGTCGCTCCGAACTTACTCCAATCGCGTTGGTCTTTTGATGGGAAAAGTACACATTCCGCGTCAGGATAATCGAAGTAAACCCTACCATCGTTTGTAAAGGAATCTTCATATCCATTCCTTCTTCTACAAGAAATAGGGAATATATAATTATTATTAACGCAAACCAATTCTACTTCACCATAGACAGTACTATAAAGCTTTGTCCCCTTTGGGCACTTTCTCAATATTTCTGCAATATTCATTGTTTCTTGTTTTTATTGTAAGACCTTGGTCATTTATGTTTTCTAATCCAATTCATAAGCCATCGCTTTTGCTTTTCGGTAGCAGGATAGCAACTTGTTATGAATCCGTAATGAAAAGTGTACGGTTCATATTGTAGTAGTCCACGAGCATTGTCTGCATAGGCCTCATAATAAACTTCTCCTCTTGCGCCAATGTGATGAATTTTGACGAGCGTGTCGTCTGATGCATGAACAATATCACCTTTACGCACCATGTTGGCTTCAAGCTTAAAACAAAACTGCCTACGAAGAAAAGCATCTTGCTTAATATATGCTTCCATTTCTTCTTTAGTGTGCTCGCCTTCCCAAAGGAAATCAGTGTGACAACCATCGCGTGCGTCATCAACCGACCGAGGAACTGCATACACAGACCACTCAGAGCCGAATAATTTTGCTTGGCTATAAGTGCCATATTTTCTTATCCAAATAAGCATAGCACCATCGAAACGCGCCCAATCGTCACTTTTTACATCAGGCAAATCTGAATTGATAGGAAGAGCATAATGCCCAGCACAACCATTCGTTCCGAAATAGAACATTCGTTGTTTCTTTTCCATATTGTTTTGAGGTTATTCTTTTACTTTAATTCCGTAGTATTGAAAGAACAAATCTTCAAACTGATGGGCTGCGTAGAGGGCAGCTTCTTTGTTGTTAAAGCATAAGGGGAAACCAGAATCCGTATACAAAGCCCCATTACGAAAATACGCAGTCGCATCACGAAAATCCGCAAACGCACCGCTGACACCCGTATACTCCGCAATATTCGCAGCAGCACAGGAGAGGAGTTGTCTAATACCATTTCTCTGCTTCTCCTCCTCACTCATGCGCTCCATTTCTTTCTTTGAATAGAACTCCCAGTAAGGGTAATAGCTCCAGCCATACTTATCACGCCACTTGCCATTGTTCATAGCCTTTTGAATGATAAGCAGCCTGTAGAAAGCATTTGCTTGCAATAATGCTTCTACATCGCCTAACGAATCTGCTTGCAGAGATTCTGCACTAATTCCTAAACGCATGCAAGCATCTGCAAAGGTTTTGATTTCGTGAAAGTCAAATACTTTGTTATCCATTGTTGTTCGTTTTTTTAATTATTGTAAAACCTCTTTCTTCTAATTCTTCTATGAGGTAAGAATCATCAAGATTGCTGATAAATCTCTGTTGTTGCTCTTCAGTGCATTCTTCAAATATATTTTCAAGCACTTTTGATTGTTGGTATTCTGAAACAGACTGAAGAATGTCGGTATCTTCAATATATGATGTGATTTCTACTTCCATTTTGTTAGTTTATTTGTTTAACTCGTCAGCAAGAATATTCTCAACATATCTTACCACGCGTTCGTATTCTCTTCCGCTTTCTTCGCTATCAGCATAAGCTTTCTTTATTAGCTCTTCACCATTGCCATAAAAGCAGCCTACCTTCCACATCTTATTACTACGTGTCCACGTGAAATATCGTCCACTGCTCCACCAATTTTTGAATACAATGTAATCGCTATTTTTATAGACCTTAGCATCTCCACAGACCTCAGCATCGCCATAGACCTCAGCATCGCAAAAGACAGAAGCATTGCCACAGATTTTAGCATTGTTATAAACCTTAGCATTGCCATAGACCTTAGCATTGCCATAGACAGAAGCATTGCCACAGACCTCAGCATAGTTATAGACCTCAGCATCGCCACAGACCTTAGCATGGAAATAGACCACAGCATTGCCATAGACCTTAGCATCGCAAAAGACAGAAGCATTGCCACAGATTTTAGCATTGTTATAAACCTTAGCATAGTCAAATACCTCAGCATTGCCACAGACAGAAGCATCGCAAAAGACCTCAGCATTGTCATAGACCTCAGCATTGTCATAGACCTCAGCATCGCCATAGACCTTAGCATTACCATAGACTTTAGCATTGCCATATACCCAAGCGTTACCAAGTTGTGAGAGATTATTCTCGGATTGCACGAACCCTCCTTTATCGCCAGTCTTCACATCGGAAAAATCCATTAAAGCTTCAATTCGATAAAGTGTAAATCCTAAGTGTACAATCGTTTCATTTGTTAATTTGTACTTTTTCATTTTGATAAATGATTTCTTTTGTAATTATTAATTTGTTGAATGTCGCTCTCTGTGAGTATTGAGCTATCGTAAGCATCAATCTCGTAAAGGTGCGCTGCAACGGTACGCGGAAACATTAGCTTACCGTCACATTTGCGCCTTGTCCATGCACTAACTTTGCTTGATATTGTAGTCATGTTCTGCAATCATCTTTTCAAGTTGTTCTTTGTTATGCTCGGTAATGGCTTCGTATCTTCTGCCATCGTCATAGCCCTCGGCACGGCCCTTCGCGTAACCGTCACGATAGCCTTCCTTATGGCCGCGCTCACGACCAATCGTGTAGCCTTCTTTCCAACGCGATTGTCGAAGGCGCGCCACTTCGTCGGCCATTGACTCTTCGGCTCGATAGAAGCCGAACTTATACGTGAGCCATAGCACGACATATACGGACGTGGCGTAAAAAAGAATAGTCAGTACGTCTTTTAACATGGGTATCATCGTTTATTGTTCTTTTTGCAGTTCGTCTAAAAGGTTTTGAGCGCAAGCACGCGCCCACCACGTTTCATTGTTGTTGATTTCGTCTGCACAAAATGTTTTAATTGTTATCCAGCCGAACCATTCACGGCCTTGCACGAACACGTTCAATATGCCGTTAATAATTTTTTCGTCTATTCTGAATGAGGTCATAACTTATTGTGTGAAAGTTTCTCGTAAATGTGAATTTCTGATTTCATGCGCTTTAAGAAGTTGCGCACCATTTGTTGCCGTTCGTCCTTGTCTCCTACGCGGTCAACCATGAGTAGTAAAACATCTGCAAAGAAGTCGCTATCTTCGCAAGCGGTTTCAACATTTGGCACGTTATACATTTGTTGAGAGACTTCTTTCCATGCTCTACGCGCTAAACGTGTCTGCTCTACAGCTCGTTTCCACTTCTGCTTTTCTTCGCGTTTAAAATCCATGCCTAAACTTCTGACACGGCTATAAGCGTCTAACAAAAATGTGTCTGTTACATCAGCCATGAGGAACGCAACATTGGTAAGAATGCGCAACTCATTAGGAATCTGATTAGTGGGTGCTAATTGCTCTTTCATAGTTTGTAAAGTCTTATTGCTTGTTTGATAGCAACAATAGCATTGGTTATTGCGAACTTTTGGTGCTTAGGTTTAAGACTTGTGAAGTCCTTGCTTTTGAGCAATTGTGTGAGTTCTTTGTGTAAGCCTTTTACTACTTCTACCTCTTCCATAATAGTTACTTGTTACCTGTAGAACCAAATCCGTCTTTATCTCTTTCGGAAATAGCGAAATCGTTAGTTACTTCAAAGTATTCTACTTCGGGTATCGGCATAATAACGGCTTGTGCTATGCGTTCGCCTACGTGATATTCGCAATTCAAACCTTTCATTACAACGTGTACTTCGCCATGATAACCGCTATCAATTACGCCCACGCAATTTGCTTGTAAGGCGCTGTGCTTGAAACTTGACGAACGCGGATAGATGAACATTGCATAACCTCGTGGAATGTCGAAGGCAAGACCAGTGCCGTAAATAGTTGCCCTGTGTGCGCGGTCAAGCGTTTTGCTTGTTGCATAAAGGTCGAAGCCAGCATCTTGTACGTGTTATTGTTCTGGTAGCTTTGCTTCGGGAATAAGTTTTTTAGTTGGGATTATCATTTTATTAGAATAATTTATGGTGAATAACTTTAGGAACTTTGTCTTTTGTTCCTAATTTTTAGAAAGTTTCTATTCTCGCATTCTTGTAGGAGTGGTAAATCTTCTGTTAGTATTGCAGTTGGTGTTTCGCCACCTACATTAACGTACTCAGGATTGATTCCGAAACGATTGCAAATTTTGTGACGCGTGGCTCGATTGCACTTCCAAAAGATTGTAACTTTCGTGTATTTCATCTGAAAGGGTGAAAGGTGAAACCTACCTTGCGTGCTTTGTTTTCAACTTCAAGATTTCTTCTTGTGTCATCTGTGTAATAGAACACAAGAGAAATTTTTGCAGTTTCGGGTATATAATGCCTTCGCTTCATTGCTGTACGATACCATTTTCGTTTTGCGCTATAAGGCTCACGAAATCGAATCTTTGTTCTTTGGCTATCACCATTTAACAATCTTATGTATTCCATTCGTCTTATGGAAATTTCTGCCTCCAGCAAGGAATTTTTCAAAATCTCTTTGTGATACGCATTTTGCAGCGTGTCGGCAACAAGAACTGATATATGCAGCATCTTTCTTTAGTCCCAATGTTTGTGCAAATTTTACTACCGTTCTCTTTGAGCAACCTAAATTCTGAGCTATTGTATCGTTATCTGTTACTGGAAAATACTTCCTGAAATACGCTTCGCCCTGTTTGGTTAAGACAAATCTTTTGTAGTTGTTGTCAGTTGTTATGTAGAGTTCGTTGAAATTATTCATTTTTGCGTTTTAAGCGTCTATTTTTGTCTAAGGTTATAACTTGTGCGTCTACTTGAAGAAAGTTGCTCAGAAACAAA